TTCTCTCAAAGCCTTGTTAGTTCCACCAATAGCAGCTGTTAATTTCTTATTCAAAAACTCTGCTCTTTGTTCTCGCTTCATAGTTTTAAATAATTTTTCTTCTGCATCAGTTAAAGATACTCCATATTTTACAAGTCCTTTTGTTTTACCTTCTACAGCCTTACCAAATACATCAGCCATAGCAATAGCATCTTCTTGTGTACCATTAAACCCTTTTTCTTTAGCAACCATATCATCAATGATAGGTAATATAGTTTTTATTTGCTCTGCTTTTAATTTGTAGATAGCTAATTGTCCTGCACCAGCTACAGCAACATCATCTCCAACTACTCCAACATCTTGTAATGCACTGGCTTCATCCTTTAACATCTGTATATGTTCTTTTTTAAAATTAGCTTGCTTCATCAAGTTAGTTTCAAGCAACTTATCAGCTTTTAATTTATCTTTTGCAGCATCTATAGACTGTTTTATAAATACTCCAGCTGCAGCAGTTAATGCTCCAAATCCAATTGCTGCCCATTTTGCTACAGACTTCATACCTGCTTTTACTCTATTACCAAAAGCTTTTATTTGGTTTCCAGCTTTTTCAAGTTGTCTATCCATATTCTTAACACTCTTAGTTGCTTTCTGTAATGGTGTTGTAAACTGGTCTTTTAAACTTAGTAATACACCAATAGTTTTTGCCATTTAAACCTCCTTTCTTAAAAGATAAAAGGTACTTAGCTTTTATACTAAGTACCTGATTTATTCATTCTTTCAATTTCAAGATCCATTGTTGCTATCATAAATAACTTTTCTTCATATGATAAATTTAACAGGTATTTTATAGAAAAGCCTTTTAAAATATAAAAAGAGAGGAATGCCATATCGGTATCCTCTAATATTAGTTTTTTATATCTTCAATCTCTTCTTCTAAGACTTTACTAGCTTTATCAGATTCTTCACCTAATCCATAAAGATTTAAAATGAAGTTAGATAGCTTATTTATTTCTCCTAAATTTTCATCAAATACAGGTATTACAATTTCATAAGGTTGTGCTACTTCATAAGTTTTTTGCAATTCTTTATCATGTAAAATAGGACAATGTTTATAGATTAATTTACAGTTAGCATTGTAAGCTGCTTCTGTTGTTTTTTCTTGTGCACTATCCATAATTTTAATTACATCTCTTGCTCTATGTTTTACAACTTCTATTGTTCCACCTAATACTTCTGAATTAAATAGAACTACCTTCATTTTATCATTTTCTGATTGTTGTTTTTTTGCAATTAATATTTCCAAAGTTATATTTTTAGCCATTTTTATATCCTCCTTATATCATATCTATATATCTAAAATGTGAAAAACTAAAAGGAACTTCTTCCTCTCTTAATGCTTTATTTTCAAATTTTAATGCCATTAATTCACTAATTGTAACACCTGTTAATTCAACTCTTTCTGCCCCATAAGCTGTTGGGTCATCTAGTTTTGCAACTATTTTAAAATCTGGCATATTACCATTTCTTATACCATCAGCCAGTAACTTTCCAATAGTAGAGTCTATCTTATGTAATGTCATAGTTCCCTCACCAGTAAAGCCCATATATCTTTTTGACTTTCCTAGTTCCCCCATAATATCCACATCTTCATATTCTAATGTAACCTTAGCCTCAAAAGATTTTACAGAACCTAATTCTTCTCCATCTAGCCATACAGCCCCAAATGAACCTCTTAAAATTTTATTTTTATCCATTTTATTAGCCATCTACCTGTCCTCCTTTTAGAACATATTAATTGTAAATTTAAAGTCTTCAACAGCATTTAATATCTTAATTTTAGCTTTCATAAATACTTTTTTCTTAAATGCAGTCTTTTTAACTTTTTCATCATCCCATTCTTCCACTTCTTTTTTACCTACTCCAAGCCATGCTAATCTTTGTGCTTCAACATCAACTTCTGAATAGTTATCATATTCTTTATCCAAAATATCCTCTTTCTCTAATTCTTTGAAATAAGCATTAATTGCAGTAAAGAATAAAACTTGATTATCATATTTGTTTTTATACTTACCTATCCATTTCTTGAATGTTGAGTAAATATCATCTCTCATTAAGTCCATAGATTCAATTATGATAATGTCTTTCATATCTTCAGTTTCATCTTGTGTAATTTCTTCTAAAGATGTACATGCTCTTGCAACTCTTATATCTCCTTCATCTTTATACAAACAGAAACCACCTTTATCAATAACATCATCTATTTCATCAAATATAGAAACTTCCTTTAAATTCCCACATAAAAAGCTAGTAGCAGATCTAGTCATTGGCAACCCTGCTAACATTCCTAAGATTGTTGGTATATATTGCCAACCTTCAACTTCTCCTCTATTATCTACAAATGTAACCTTGTCATTCATAAAGTTTACTATGCCTTTGTTATCTGGCTTAGTAGCTTTAAATACAACAGCTTTATAAGTTTTACCTGCTTTTCTTACTGACTTTATCCAAGAAACAAGAGTTGCAGTATCTCCATCTTTCCCATCATAAGCTAACCCTAGCCAGTTAATTCTTTCTTGTGCAACTTTTTTTAATGTGTCAGATAATGTTCCATCTTTAACATTGAATACAACCACTTTATTTGGAGTGTATTCAAAACTATCTTTAATCAATGGTAATACTTCAGCAGAATAATCATCACTTTTTATATCGGTAATATCTTTGTATACCTTTCTATCCCATTGTTTAGTAGATTCTTTTACTATTAATCCAACTATACCTAATTGACTTCTTTTAACAGCTGTAACTGCTAATTGCTTAAAAATAATTTCTATTTTAGGTAATCCCATTTATTGACCTCCTATTTCTTATCAAAACGATACTCTAATTCTTCCATCATTTCGCCATCTATATCATTTTCTATCTCTTCCATACTTAAACTATCAAAACTTGCTATTAATACTCCATCTTCAGTTTCTTCAAACTCTATTTCATCAACAGGAATAGCAAAAGTTTCATTTACCCATAATGTACCTAAGAAAGCATTTTCAACCAGATATTTTTAATCTTTCTTCTCTTCCTTTACCAGGTAAAATAGTAAAAAAATAAATTCTGATTGTAAAGTTTCTTTCCTTAAAAGTTGTCATAAAAGCACTTGTTTTAAGACCATCTAACTCAGTTCTAAAACTAGGTCTATTGAATTTTTCAGATAAATCTTTACTATCAATTTCTATTTTAGGAAATGTTTCTTTCAATTTTGTATTAACTGCTTTTAGTATCTGACTTAGTTTAATCATTAGAAACCTCCATTTTTAATAACTTCATCAATAAAGTTATCTGCAGCTTTTAAAAATTCATCTTGAAACTCTCTCTGTGAATCTTCTAAAATATGCTCTCCTTTTTTAAAACCATGTTCTTTCCCAGTTTTATCTTTTATGATGTGCCCATTCTCTATTAAATGTGCATGAGGCATTGAGTTATAAACTCTAACTGTATCTTCTTCACCTTTATATTTATAAACTTTCCCTCTTTTAAAACCTTTTAAATAGTTACCTTTTTTTACTTTTACCTTAGATTTTGCTTTCTTTTTAGCCTTAGCTTTTAATTTATTCCCTTGTTTTTGTAAGAATTTTTTAGCTTCTTTTGGGTATTTTCTAGCAAGTCTTAATACTTCTTCTTCAAGTTCTTTTAAATCATCTGTTGAAAAAACGCCCATTTCTACTCCTCTTTTCTTACACAAAAAACTTCTATGAACTGATTATCTTTAAAATCTCTGTTGAAATAAATAACTTCATACTTCAATTCCTCATAAATAAAAAACCAGTCCTTTTTTATTCCAGGAACTGATTTTACTCTAAATATGAATTTGAATTGATGTTGATTTTCTTCTGTTCCAGCTTCTCCATTTTTTACACTAGAATTTAAAGGAACTATTTCACAGTATGCTTTTTTAAATAACTCTGGCTTTTTATCATTTTCTCCAAGTTCATTAGTTGTGTCTATCATGTGATATACATCAATAAAATGTCTTAATCTCTTAGTTATATCATTCAAAGTTATCACCCACTTGCAACTGAGTTAATAAACTTCTAGCTGTATAACTAAGGTCTTTACTTTCCTTTTGCTCTCTGTTATCATACCAATCTTGCACAAGTACACAAGCTAGAATTTTAGCTCTTTTAATAAACTTTTCTTTTGTTACTTTTTTATCAAAGTCATTTATTGCATCTCTAAGATAATCTATTGCTGCAATCATTAAAGATTGCAACAATGTATCATCTTCATTGTAATCAATTCTTAGATAATTTTTAGCTTCTTCCAAAGTTAAAATATCTGCCATATCAATCACCTATTAAGCAGTTTCTATTTCAAGATATTTCATTGCTTCTTTATCAACTTTTTTAGCATCAAATCTTTCTATTGCTCTAATATAAGTAGCGTTCTTAGTAAATCCTGCCTCAGTTGATACTGCAAGTTCTAAACCTTCTCTATCAAAGAATGTTATAAACTCTTCCAAATCTCCAACAAATACTGGTGCTTTTGTTCCATTCATTTCTAATTGAACAT